ACTATTCCAGAACAGTTGTTACATCGGTTGCAGGGGCTGGTAATTATTGTCAAAAGATTCAGTCGATAGAGTCAGTTAGAACTTTGGCGGGTAAGAAGGCCACAGTATCTTTTTATGCAAAGGCTGACTCAGTTAAAAATCTTGGTGTGCATTTTCTTCAGATCTTTGGTACTGGTGGTTCTCCCACCGCCCCAGTGGCCGGATCTGCTCAAACCGTGGTATTATCTTCCGCATGGCAAAAGTTTGTTCTAACCTTTAATGTTCCATTATTACCCTCTGGAGCGGTTCTCGGCACAAACTTAAACGATAACTTGAGTCTCAAATTTGCCTTTGATTCTGGATCGACATATTCGTGGATGCTTGGTGTCGGTCAGCAATCAGGTACCTTTGATATTGCCCAGGTTCAAGTTGAGGAAGGTAGTGTTGCTACAGAGTTTGAACGCAGGACTTATGGTGAAGAACTTGCGTTGTGTCAGAGATATTATCAACAATATATAACTATTCTTTGTGGTGGATATGGTACCGCTGGTATGGTGTTATATAATTCCTACCTCCTTGCTGTTAACATGAGATCGGTTCCGGTACCTACTTTACTTACCGTACCAGGTTATTCAAATTCATCAGGGGTTGGATCATGGATTCCAGATGCAGGAAGGATCACAATATATGTATCTATCACTGCAACTGGTTATGGATATACGCAAGTTGGTTATGGACTTGACGCAGAACTATAAAAATAAAGGAGAAATACAATGTATAAATTTAGCAATAAAGAAAACACAGCAGTAACTAACTTAGAAACAGGTGCATCTGGCATTCACCCAGGTGTTTGGATGTGGGCACAGTATGAAGAGTGGCTTGCAAATGGGGGAGTAACAGAAGCATTTGATACCACCCCTTTGTCAGATAACAAAATTACTAAAGTAAGTCAAAATAGAGCCGCTTGTGAGGGTCATATCACCTCTATTTACCCTCTCACTAAACAAAGCTCTATGTCCCTTGGTATCTATCCAGCAGAAGACAAAGCAATCATGATTGTCTTTATCCAAGCATGTATAGCAGAAGAAAATCGTGTCGCATTGCTTATTGATGCCACTACAACCAAAGAGGAACTTGAGTTAGTAGAGAGCCCTGTTTGGCCAACAGTATAATTTTGAATACAAAAATGGTGGACTACATCGTTCATCATTTTTGTGTAACGAATATATAAATAACAGCAATAAAGATTGATCTTTGACAGGCCCCAAAACCTGGCCCTATCATTTTCCTACCTTATATGATAGGGCACAAAAATCGTTCTCCAACAAAGGTAAAAATTACATATAGGAGATTTGCATGAAGTTTCATGGCATTGCGATGGCAGGTCCATTCGTAAATCAAAAACTTTCTTCCCTTCCTGTCTTCGATGCTGTTAGGGATCAAGGCCGCATGGTGTGGCTTACTGACGGAACTATTTGGTATGGTTCTGATATAGAGTGGGTGAACTTTGCGTCTGGTAGTGGTGATGCCAGTGAAGTAGAGGATCTATACTCTGATCTTTTGAGAACAACCGTCTTTATGAATGCATCATATGATGGGTTTATGAATGAAGATCTGATAGTCCCAACAGAAATGGTTTATAACAAAAAACTCAAATATTATTCTTTCTATTTGGGACAAGTTATAGAGTCAATAAATCTATTTGATGTGGCTTCTGGTATATCTGCCGTGGATTATGTTATGTTGTATGCCGATTATACTAGTCCCTCTTTGGCTACATTAGAGGTGACATCCAATGGTGGTGTTAATTGGTATGAGGTTAATAGCCATTCGTTGTTTAGAATCCCTGATGCTGGTGTTGGTAATGATTTAAGAATTAGATTTACTGGTATGGATCAAGGGGTTCTTAGGTCATACGGTGTTTTATATAATAAAGATTTGACCGCATCGTGTAACAAATACGGACTTACATATAGAAAGTTTGTTGCCACAGATGGTCAATTAGCATTTGATGTTGACTATATGCCAACAGCTATTCAGGTATTTATTAATGGTGATCTCGTTGATGATTCCGATTTTGTTGCCACAGATGGAACCACTGTAACGTTTGCTGAACCATTAGAGGAAGGTGATATTGTTTATATTATATCATTCTCTACATCTATACTAAACTCAAATTTTGATTATACCGATTTTGTAAATCGTGATGGGACTGTAGATTTTATCGGAGATCAGTCAATGGGCAACCATAAACTCACCGATTTATCTAATGGTGTGGTTAATACTGATGCTATAAATCTCGGACAACTAAACTCTGCTGTATCTAGTGTAGATTTATCCCCTTTTATACGAAAAAATGGGACCGTAGCTTTTACCGGCAATCAGTCAATGGGTGGTTATCTGATTAATAATTTATCTGACGGTGTTGGTATTCTTGATGCGGTGAATGTTAGGCAATTGAATGCAGTGTCGTCTAGTAAAGTTAGTAGTGTTGTTGCTGGAACCAATGTTACGGTAAACAACACAGATCCTAGAAATCCAGTGGTATCTGTTGCTGGAACTCTTGTAAACAGTATTGGTGCTGGAACCAACATATCTATAAATAATTTAGATCCAAAAAACCCTGTCGTTAGTGCCGTGGTTCCAGCATTTTCTTCTATTGCAGAGGCACAGGCAAAAGTATCATCTACTACTATAATAACACCATATACTTTAAGTCAATCATTTGGTGGTGTGGCAAATCAGTCACTTGCCCCATTGAGTTGGTGGCAAAAACTTCCTGGTGGGCTAATAATACAAGGTGGGAGATTTATGGTGCCTAATGATGGTATACAACATAAATTTTATTATCCTGTACCATTTACCGCAAGTAACACTTTTGCTTTTAGTTTTCTGGCCGCTGATGCAAATGATGGTGGCACACAAACCACACATATGAATAACGATTATTTTACGGTGCAGGGTAATCCTTGGGGTCTTGTATATTCATGGACGGCGATAGGGTATTAAATATAAAGGAAATAAAATATGCCATTAGTTAAAAATACAGACACAGGTAACAACTACCTTGTAAAAATCAATACAGATAGTGATACATGCTCTAGGACTGCTATAAGATCGTATAATAAACAGTTTGGTAGTGATGGAAGCTCTGGTAGAACAAGATTCACCTTACCATTTCAATATGATGTAGGCTCTCACACCTTATGGGTGTTTGTTAATGGTCATAAGATGGTTGTTGATCCTGCCCCAATAGATAATACAAAATATTTGGAGTATTCTAGCAGAGTGGTTCAATTTGGTGCCGCCCTAGCATCTACCGATGTTTTGGAGTTTATAGTTGCTGGATCTTATCTAGGTGAGGAGTTTTCTACTGGTGGTGGTGATGTAATAGACTTCACGGTTATATATGGCCCCGGAAATTTTTACGCTATATCTGGTGACACAGCGGTGATGGTTGATACAACTGGTGGTAATACTACAATAGTTCTTCCATTGACAGTATCTATGAGTCATATACTTAGAGTTGTAAAAATTTCATCAGATGCTAATATCGTTACAGTAATACCCACTGCTGGGGATACCATCGAAGGCTCTGCATCCATATTATTAACAAAACGATATGATGCAGTATCTATGATGGCTTTCTCTTTACAAAGTGTTTGGATTGAGGTATAATAAGGAGATAGGGATATTATGGATTACAGAATGAGACACAAAGTTAGTAGAGTAGAAAGTACCCCAAGTGTGGGTAACGGCCTATATAATATTGGAACAGGAACGGCGGATAGATATAGGGAGATATGGTCTGTAGACTTTAAAGGAGTATCAACATCCTCTCGTTATGCCGATCTTGCTGAGAAGTATACCGTAGATCCAAGCCTATCGTTATCTGTAGGTACTGTAATGGAAGTATCAACAGGAGATTTTGACTCGGAGATATGCCTTACAGAGTTATCCAGTTGTGTAATAGGCATAATTTCTGAAAAGCCTGGTTATATAATGAATGAAGGATTGGAGAATGCGGCATTAATCGGATTGACAGGTACCGTTCCTGTAAGGGTTGTTGGTTCTGTGGCAAAAAAAGATGTACTGGTTTCTGCCGGAAATGGGTGTCTGAGGGTTGCCAATGACCCAAGTGAGTATCCCTTTAAAGTGGCTATAGCATTTGAATCCAATGATAGCAAAGAAGAAAAACTTGTTAAATGTATTGTTAAATAACAAAAGGTGATTTATGCAGTTTCAATTGGTGTTGACTGAAAATTGTAATTTAGCGTGTAAATATTGTTATATAGATCAAAATACTAACTATATGACAAGAGAAATATTTGACCATCATTATAAGATGCTACCAAAGATAATGGAGTTTTATAACAAACAAACTTATAAAGCTGCATTATTTGGGGGTGAACCATTTTTAAACTGGGATTTGATTGAATATATAATTCCAATTCTAAAAAGAGATCCTCGTTGTAAATTTATCATTGCCATGACTAATGGATTGGTATTAAAGGATGGTTATAAAAGAGAGTATGTTCAAAAAAATGGGATAGCTTTGTCTTTATCCTTCGATGGTCTTTGGAATAAAACAAATAGGCCATTAAAAAATGGAAACTCTAGCCTGGATGAATATCTTACAGAACCTTTGAAGTCATTTTTTACTGGAAAGGGTTGCTGTAAGGTTATGGTAGCTCCCGACAGTGTATCCACCATGGTGGATAATTTTATATGGTTTGTTGAGGAGTATAAAATGCCATGTCCGGATTTTACATTAGTTAGGGATGATGTATGGACTGATGCTGATATAGAACTGTTTGGTGTAGAGGTTGTCAGGTTGGCCGATACAATAATTGAATATTTTAGGCAGGGGAAGTCCTCTATGGTAGGATTTTTCCAGTTGTATATATTAGATCTTATTTTTGGGGAGTCCTACGGTAAGCGCCCATTTGGGTGTTTTGCTGGTTGCAGTGGTGCTGGATTTATGCCATCAGGTATGGTTTATCCGTGTGCTAGATTTGGTAGTAATAAATTATATCCTATAGCAGACTCTATAACCGGTAAGCTGCTTGATAGTAATATAAATATGATCAAGGAACCTTTGATAGTTAATCCGAGGCACTATGAGAAATGTAAGTCATGTTCTCTATATAAGTATTGCAATGCCGGATGCACATTTCAGCAGTTAAAAAATTCAGATAGTTTTATATCAGAACCGGTGGATAGTATATGTAAATTGTTGCATATGTGTTATGAGCAATCAATGAGGATCACCAGAGAGTTAAAGGATAATTCTCTTTTCAAAGAAATGATTCAAAATCTAATCAAAAATGTGGGGTAACTAAAATGATTAAAACCAAAGAAGAAACTATTTTTAATTGTACCGATGGACTGTTTAAAATATCTCAAGAGATCTATACTATCAATCCTGATATATCAAATTCTCTTTTGTTTATATGTGATAGACTTCTAAAAGAAATAGAGGTTGGTAATATAGAGAAGGTTGAGCATACACATCAAGAAAATTGCCCAGACTGCGGTGGTATAAAGCCTAATATAGATACAAAACATCAAGAAAATTGCCCAGACTGCGGTGGTATAAAGCAAAAATCTGCAACTACACCACCAGCAATAGTTATTGATGAGCAAGATCCTGGTAGCAGATGTAATGGTCACTCTTCTATGGGTCAACCTAAACCAGATACTACCCAAACTCAAAAGTTGCCCTCAGAAAAAATTCAAAATGAGGTAAGATCCCTGATAGAAGAAATAAGAAAAGGGTTATAATCATGGTAAAAGATGAGGATATAACTAACTTTTTTAGTGATATTAGAACCATGTTTGGCAAAAACAGTATTGATGTTGTTGATAAAAAACCATCAGTATCTATAAGTGATAAGTCCGGGGATCAAAGAACTAATGTTATATACATAAACACAGATTGCAACCTTCGATGTGAGTATTGTTATGAGGGTAGTAGCAGAGAAGGGTTGCCGGATCAAATAAACTGTACCCCAAAAGATATTGATATTTTTTTGAATGAGATATGCGAAAGGGAAAAGGGTTTGGTATCTACTGTGGTTTTGATGGGGGGAGAACCGTTTTTAAAATTTGATTTAGTGGAGTATGTGGTTTTAAAGGCCGCCTCTTTGATCAAAGTAAAGGGTGGTGGATGGGGTTTTAGTATTATAAGCAATGGCACTTTATTTACTGATAAAATACTCACCAAATATAAAGACCTGATTTTGATAGCCAATAACAATGGTGTTGGTATAACACAAGAAGTAAGTTTTGATGGTAGTGGTCAGTATAGAAGAAAGTGGCCTGATGGGTCTAATAGTATAGATCATGTTGAAAGGGGTATACAGAAACTAATAGAGTATGAGATACCATTTAGGATAAGTTATACTGTTCACGCAGGGAACTATAAAAACATTCTTAAGGACTGCATATACATACTAGAGAAGTATCCTTCATCATGTCATGATAGAATGACTGTTGGTTATGCCTATCAAGAGTTGGATTCTATATTGGGTAGTGGTGGGGCGGAAAATCTTAAAAAAGAGTTTAAGATTTATGCCGATCATTTATTGGATATATATGGTGTTCCTATTTGTGGGAATACATGCGGTTATTGTAATATGTGTAGTAAGTCTAATTTTGTGGGAAATTCATATTTGTCTCCAACAACAGGGATAACATATGATGATAAAACAACAACCCATTCATTTCAACAGTTTTAGGAGATACCTAAATGAGCGAAGGCAAAAATTTTAATAATACAAGAATATATAGTATAGATCTAACTCTAACAGATGATTGCAATTTCAACTGCAGTTATTGTTTTGAGCATGGATATTTTAATAAAAATTACTTTGATAAACTTGACTTGTTCTTTAAGAGAATGAATGATTTGTTAGAGTCCAAGTTTTTTACCGGAAGCTATGATATTTTAGGTATAGGTTTTTGGGGTGGAGAACCAACACTGCATGAGAGTGCTATTAGAAAGGTTGTATCCTATTACTCTAATGATAACAGGGTAAAGTTTTTCATATACAGCAACGGATCTAATATAGATAACTATATGGATTTATTGGAAGAATTTTCCACCAAATCTATTAGTGGTCATCCAAAGTTATGTATTCAGATGTCATATGATGGTATACCTGTTCAGGATATTTGTAGAAAGACAAAAGGTGGTAAACTTACTTCAAATTTGGTAAGAGATAATATCATAAAATTGTACTCAAAGAATATCCCCACTGTTATTAAGTCTACTATAACTCCAGAAACATTCAAATATCTTCCCCAGACAAGAAGAGACATTTTGGACTTGGTGGAAGTGAGCAGTGGTAAAAATTTCTTTAGAAGCACTAATTACTTCCCTACCGTCGATTATTATCACTTGGATCAGTATACTCCTGAAGAAATGGAGCAGTATTATAAAGAGTTGCATAAAAGTTTAATAGAGATATCCAGAGAGGAGATAGATTATTTTAAAAGAAATAATACATTCTTTTTCTCGTGGTTTACCCCAAACAAAGCTATTTGTTGTGCTGGGAGAGATATGGTTTGTATTAACTGGGATGGTAATATATTCAAGTGTCACGGGTCGGTCTATGAGAATGGTTCTGGGGATCATTATGTTACCAATCTTGATGATGACTTGTTTATAGAGCATTTAGAGAAGTCTAAATGTCTTCATTCTAGCAACTTTTCATATCTACCAGATGCATGCAAAACATGCGAGGCCACATTTTGTTTAAAATGTAATCCTGTTAAGTTTAATGGAAGTAAAAAAGATTTGTATATCGAGAAATGGAGAGATTACACAAACCAACCAAGGTTGTGTAAGATTTATAAAACAAATGGTAAGATAGTTCTAGCTACCAGAGAGTTGTTAAAATAAGGTTATGGGGGATTATTAATCATGGCTTGCTCAGGTCATACAAATGCGGCTTGGTGTGTCGCTCACGATGTTGGTATCTGTCCTACTCACAATGCTAGTATCTGTCCTACTCACAATGCTAGTATCTGCCCTACTCACGTAGCAGCTGTTTGTACCGCTCACGCTCCTGGAACTTGGGTAGGAACTCCGACTGCTTGGACGGATGTTCCGTTGTCAACATCCGTTGGTATCAAAGTTCAGCATCATAATGAGTTAAGAACTGCCATCAATGCTGAGTTGATAAGGAGAAGTAAGGCGTGGGTGCATGATCCAGGTGCCGTCAATACAGCCATTAGTGTTCTAAGTTCACATATTAGAGATCTGAGGAATGGTATAAACTCCGGTCTTTCTTGGGCATGGCCTGCAACGATGAATGATGCAGAAACAGAGATCGGTGATAGTATATTAGCATTGCAGTATAGCACTATGAGAGACAGGGTAAATTATATGGAGTTAGAATGCCTTTGTAACTGCAATTATGCATGCACCTGTTTATGCAATTATGCATGCACCTGTTTATGCAATTATGCATGCACCTGTTTATGCAATT